TGGTGTGCTCGTGCAGATTAAAGTCGTCGAACATCGCCCGCAGTTTGTCTTTTTCCAGCCAGTGCGGTAGATGCGTTGCGTAATCGTGTTGAGTTAATCCACGGGCTGCCAAGGCTTCCATCGACGCGGTTTTCCGCTTCTGCCAACTGTTGCTCTCGTCCGGTCGCCACGGTTCCGCACGAGGCGTCTTGATGTCGTCCAGCGTGAACGGTTTCAGAAAGTAAATATCGTCCATCATCCACACGCACTCAGAATCAATCTCGGCATGTGTCGCGATGTAAAACACCTTGCCAAGCATGTCGCGAAAGGCTCGATTTGGCTTCGTGTGTGGAACTCTCTTTTTGATGATCACATGCCCGTGATACCAGTCCGGACGATCACCGATGATTGTGATCTTTGCTTTGCCCTTGAAGAACGTTTCGACTGATCGAATGGACCAACGAAGCTCGTCCGCCTGTGCACCGCCGTCCCAGTACGGCCAAACGAATTGCATCGCCGGGGCATCTGGTGCTCTGTGCTTTGTTTCGCCACATCCGCCGCATGACTTCGCAGCAACGGTAATCTCTCCGCGACGGGCTTTTTGGATCAGCAGTTGTTTTGTTTGGGCGAAGAATCCAACTGCTGCCGGAGTTGCATAGGGGCATACCTTACACACGCATACTGGAACAGACCCACCATGCACGAGATCCTCCGTATTGGTGCATCCGACGGCATTGTCTGCTTCAATGTCATAACGAAATATGCACGGCTTCATGGTGCAGGCACCAGTGATACAGATGTTGGAACAGCTGCCGCACCACCCGACAGACCCGTTACGGTTAAATGAAAGTTATCGGCAACCGTTGAGCTACTAACGAGCGGGAGGCTGAAACCAGAAAGACAATTGATCGGGTTATACGGTCTTCCAGAAAGAATGCTCACGTTGCCTAAATTGCTTGCGTAGTAAAGTATTTTTCCAGCGTCGACACCGTTTTCAGCAGCATATATTGACAGTATGTATCGAAAAAATCCTGCAGCCGTTGGCGTGCTTATAGCATCATTATAAAGTCCGAAGGTAGCCAATGACGCTCCCCCGTCGTTACATACGCCACCCGACCAATTGACTCCTTTTATGCTAGTTCGAAACACGCAAATATCGCCTATGTTTCCGACGAACTCTAATATGTACGTTCCTGCGGAATATCGTGGGCCGCATCGGTCAGTTTGATTGTATCCGAAACTAAGCGTGTATCTTTTGGCAAATACACTACCGATGCAGTTTTCACGTGCGCAGTTGTTGGTCACTTCGGAAATTGGAGCATCGCCGGAACTTGCAGACTGGCTCACGCTCACGCTCGGCGGCGTCGATTCGCTCGGCGGCGTTTCGCCACAATGGCAGCATCCCAGCAACATTAGACGCTCCCTGACGATGCTGAGCCGCCCGGACAATCGGCCGCGTATAGCTGCCATTCGCCGTCGATCATTTCAGCCTTGCCATATGTGCCAGCGTCAACGCTGATTTGCGTAAAGCGATTCACGATGGTTATCGAGTCAGTGGATAGCGTGAGGTCTCCATCCGTCTTCCTGCGGAGAATTCGTGCGGTCGCCGTGCTTGGATCTCGCTTCGCGTTTACGGCTGCTGGTAGGTCTGACGTGAGAACGACTTGTATGCGGCTCATTGAACCGCGTGGTCTGATCTCCGTGTAGGTGGTTTCCCCAGTGCTGATTGATTGCAGCAATGATCTCGCATCTTCTGCGTTGAATCCATATGTTCGCTCGTCTGGCATGTTAGCCTCTCAGGAAACTGCTAAACGAAACTTCTGCATAGATATCAAACTCCAGCACGCTTGGCGCAGTTCCGACAGCAACCTTTGCTCCGGCCCCATCGAGACCTCCGAGAATCACGTTGCTATTGTCGTCCAAATACGGCTTGTGCTTTCCGCCATCCAAATACACAGTGCCAACATCCAGCCGCTTATGCTTCCACGTTTGATCGTTGTATCGCAATGCGTATCGCGTCAATCGTTTACGTGATCCGTAATAAAACCCGACTACAGATGACAGCACAGTGCAAAGCAGCGTCTTGGCGACTTTGCCCTTGAACGTGCCATTGTTCACGACTTCGTTGCGATCGACCACTTCTTCATCAGTGTCAGTATCTGGCTCGAACTGGTAAAACTCCCAAATCGGAATGAATCGCGATCGGACAACGCCCGTTTCGAACGGCTGCCCAGCACTGTTGGCAATACGAGCACCGCTTCGATCTGTCGTCACGATCTCCTGCAATCGTTCGAACTTGGTGTCGTAAATTGGAACCCATTCGATCGGGTTAGAGCTGACGCTGGTTCCTGATGATGCTGTGGACGATTGGCCCTCGGACACCTCGGAACTGAACGTTGCTGTTACATCCCAGAGTTTTCGCTGGTCTTCTCTCCGCGTCGCGTCAAGTCCACGGCAGATGCAAAACCCGCTCGATGATGTGCTAACGTTTACAATCGGCAGGCCAGCGGTCGCCAGCACTTCAAGCCTCGGCGTGTTGACCGAGTCACACTCAACGAGAAAATGGTACTCCTCCTCTAGTACCGCTATTCCTCCCAAAGAGCGAATGCTTGATTTGCCTTCGCTTTTTTCGCCTCGCAGTGTTGTTGCCATTACGGAACCTGCACCCCTGTTGCCTGAATAGACAAATCGAGCTGAGTTGCTGTTGATGCCGTGCCAAGCCGCGTCACGTAGTCGCCTGTCGATCTGTCAGCGTTCGGCATGATTCCTCCAGCCGTGTCGGACACAAGATACGTTTCGCCGACTGTCATTGTCGTGCCGACAAGAATGATTGATCCGCCAACGGCAACAAGTCCATAGCCATCTGTCACGCCAGGCGTCATTGCGATTCCTGTCGCCGCTGCCAGCGTTGCCGATGCGTTCGCGTCCGATGCGACGTACTTGCTGGAGCTGAGGGAAACTGGCTGCCCGACTGCTACGGTGCCCCCGTATTGCAATGTGCGAACCTGCGTTGTTGCTGTGGGCCTGACTGCGGTGATGCCGCTAAGATCCGCCATTATCGAATTCTCCTGAAACCGTTTTCCTTGGCTTCTCTCAAAAGGCTATCCATAATCGCGATTTGTCGCGTTGCCAATGCGTTTGCCGCCTGCTGTTCTTTGAAAAGCTGCTCTGCCTTCCACGCAATCTGCACTTCGCCCGGCGTCGGCTGATCTGGCACGGCCGCCACGCTCATTTGGCGATTGATTTGATCTGCTGAGAACTTGGCCGCTTCGGCCGATCCAACCTCAATGCCAGCACCCGGACCGGCCGCAACATCCGCCCGCCTTTGCTTGTTTTTTTCTTCCTGCTGTGCGAAGTAATCCATTGCGGCTTTGCGAGCCGTTTCCATGTCTCGCTGGAATTGCTCTTCGGCTTGCTGTGCTGCTCGCTCTTGGGCCTTCTTTGCGTCTTCGATAGCCTTTAGCCGAGCCGCCTTTTCTTTCTCGATGTTCTTTTGCTGCTGCTTGATTGCGTCTTCTGCAGCTTTCTTTTGATCTTCCATGTGCTTTGCTCTGGCTTCCGCCAACTGCTCCGCAGCCTTGCGTTCTGCAATGGCAACTTCATTTACCACAGTTTTCTTTTGCTGAAACTCTTCATGAGTTCGCTTTTCCTTTTCGAATGCCGCTTCTCGTTCTCGCTGTTCAAGCTTGTCCAGAAACTTGTTCATCTCAGTTGTGTCGACGCTGAATGTCTTCACGCTGTTTATCAGGTCCGTGATTGCAGCGATTGCAAATCCGAGCCCCTGCGAGATGCCGTCGATAAGGTTGAGAATCGCATCGAACACCGGCTGCAAAAGCTTTGCTGTGTCGAGCAATTGCACAAGCACTGGCCCCATTGTCTTTCCAGCCGCTGCCATTCTTTGCTCCATGTCACTCAGTGCAATATTGAGCTTTCCGCTAACCGTGTCCGCCAGTCGGTCAGTCATGCCATGAAACATCCCACCGGCGGAGGTGGCATCCTCAAAAGCTTTGCGCACTTCCTGTGATGATATCCCGCCGTCCTCCATCCGCTTTTTTAGCTCAATCATCGTTTCGCCGGTGGTCTTGCTGATCTGCTGCAACGGGTTGAACCCCGCGTTAATCATCTGGAGCAGGTCTTGACCCATTAGCCGACCGGCTGCGGTTGTCTGAGAGAATGCCAGCGACAGCATCTTGAATCTATCGTTGTTGCCGCCTGTGACATCTGACAGCATCTGCAGATTCTTTTGCACGTCCTGCGCGGCGACGCCAAAACTCATCATGGTTTTTGTAGCGTCTGCAGCATTGCTGAACGTCACTGGCGATTCGGCAGCGAACTTGCGAATCTGCTCGAACAGCAACGCACCGTCTTTCGCACTTCCGGTCAGCACTTCAAATGCAATCGTGGCATCCTCGACCTGTGACGCAAGGTTGATTGACTTTGCCACCGTCTGGACAGTCAGATAAGCTGCCGCCATGCCCTTGATTGCCGAAATGGCGGATGATGACGATACCCCAGCCTCCTTCGACGCCTTGTTTACATCTCTGATCGCCGGTGCAGCCTGCTCGTGCTTTCGCTTCAAATGTTCGACTGCGTTTGCATACTCGACTGACTTCTTACCAGATTCGCTAAACGCACGATTCAGCAGTCCCAGTTCCTGCTTCAACTTTTCCGCAGGAGGAACCGATTGCCGCATGATCGTAGCGACTTTCGTCACCTCGCCCTTCGCGAGGTTTGCCCCCTCGCTGAAGTTCGATACGTCCATCCCAAGACGGACATTAAGTGCGGTAATTGTTGTCATGAAAAACCAAATGCCCGCTTGAGAATATCTGCTTGTGCCCGTGGATGCTTAATACCACGCGATTTGAGCTTCGTCCGTTTCTGCCACCTCATTGAATCGGCCGGCATGAAGTCGACCACACTCAGCGATTCAACCTTTGCCCCTCGTGTTGCCGCCATCATCACAGTGTTGCTGTGAATCATTGCGGATAGCGAGGCTGCCTGTTCCCAGTGAGATCCGAACGGCTCGCACTGGTAATATGCCCACCACACATTAAACACCCGATCCGAGATTGAATCTAACCACGCCTCTGGATCGTCTATTCCTAGCTCAAGGCAGACTCGGCAGGCAAATCTGAGACGGTGGTTTTGTCGGACTCCCCCAGCGTTGTCGACGCCTCACTAACGATGGCAAACTTCTGGCACTGCTCTGACAACTCCTGATAGAACGCCAGATCGATCGAGCCGAGTTGTTTTGTCTCCGTGTCCTTAAACAGCCGCTCGCCTTCTTCGTCGATCCACATGCGTGCCGTGAGCAGCATGATGGCGTCGTTTAAGTTTGTCGCATTCCACTTGCCATCCTTGTCAACCAAAGACATCTGGTATTGCGAGTGCTCCAGCGGTGTCGGCCGCTGAAGCCTAACTTTATGCCCGCAAACTTCGATGTCCTTTGTTGCTCGTTTCGTCAGCTTTCCTAACGTCGCTCTCGTTAGTGTCATTACTCTTCATCCTCGTTTGGTTCGAGATCGGGATCAACCGGCATAACAACGCCGCCGATTTTTAACGCTGCTGTTTCATTCACAGCCTGAATCAATTCAGCCTTTGTTATTTCGCTAAATGACACAATGCACTGCAGCCATGCGTCAGGCGATTTCGGCAAGTATCCGACTTGCACGTCATCGCAAAAAACAATCCATTGCTCGTGATCCACTGGCGATCCGTTAGGAGCTTCGCCGATGTGGTCAATCAATTTGATTTGCATCATGTCTCTCGTGTCTGTGATAGGGTTTCGCCAGTCATCTTCAGCGTGAACTCACAATCCATCGTTTCGTTGTTTGCCAACTGAGGAAACGCAACACGGCTGAAGAACGCTTTGCCTGTAATTGTTCCGCGTGTTACTCCGCTGGTTGCTGTGCTGAGCTGCGGGAGCGTGACGGTCACCGTTGCTACTGTTCCGTCGATTGGAGGCAGTCCCAAAGATGGACTGAACCGAACCACGCCGCTAATCTCGTTTGGCGTAGCCAAATCGTGTGGGTCATTTCGGGTAAATCCAGTGTCTGCCAGCAATGTCACGTCGCGCTCACCGAGCGTCCATTCCCCTGGATTAATGGAAACAACATTTCCAGCCCACGCTGTAGTGATGCCGGTCGTCTGTGCTCCACCCAGTGTGATCGTTGCTGTGTTGCCGGTCTTAAATCGTGTTCCCGTTGCCATTTTACACCGTTTCCTGATAAGCGATCATATAGTCGAAAATCGTTAAATATCGATGCTCCTGTGATCCATCAGTCGGCCGCTCATCCAGCGTCTGGATGCCTCCTGTGATCATTACAGATTCAATCGACACGCCGCCCATTGCTCCGGTGTAACCCTGTAAATCGCTTGCCCTGACTGCTTCTGCAATTAGGTTCGCACCGGCCCGCGTGGAGGCAAATGCGGTAAGCTCGATTCGGCTTCTGGCAATACCAGAAAGCCCGTTGATCAGGTGATCGTGCGTCGTGCTTATCACCGTATAGGTCAACGCACCGCCAGTCTTGATCGTGTATCCCTGCGGTAGAACATCCGGAAATATACGAGTCGACACGAGTGCAGAAACACCCGTATTGGCCGCCAAATATCCCCGAACTGCACTACCGAGATCCGCCATTACTTTGCCATCCGATTTGCTGCTGCTTCGATTCCAGACTTCAAGGTTGAAGTGACGGCCGCTGATGCTGCTGCTCTGGTTTCGTCCGCCGTTTTCTTCACGAACTGATTCACGGCTCGAATTGTTCCAGCATCACGACCCCACAAAACCTTTCGCTTATGATCCTTTGAAAACAGATTTCCGTGTCCGCCACCGTCGCTGTATGACGGCCCTACCAAACCAATCCGGCCAATCAACACACCCAGTTTTTTCTTTGGCCTTACTACTGATCGAATCGTCGTTTTGAGTTTTTTTGCACCACTCCAGCGACGTTTTGTTTTTGTTGATTGTTTTTTGCGTGAACCGTCACTTTCTGGCGTGTTCGCAAGCATGGCCGCTTCAACTGGCACCGTTCCAGCCTGTATTGCGTTCTCAATAACCGTACTTCGAATGACAGATTCCAGTTGCTCTAATTGCTTGAGGAATTTGTTGCCATCAATAAGCTCCATCCCAATCGAAACGCGAGCCATTACAGCACCACCGATTTGCAATAAAGTTCTCGATAGCGATCCATGCCCTGAACTGCTTTGACGTAAACGATCCAGAAACGTTGCCCGTCAATGTCGATCGCCATTTTCGGCGTGTATCCGCTTCGATATCTAACTGTAAATATGGCACTGATTCCGGCCTCCACTTGTCGCCCTCGTGCCCCTTCTCCGCCTGTTGTCGGCTCGTACTTTGCTGGCTCATCGTTCAGCCACGTCGTAAGTGTCACAACTGGCTGCCCGGCTTCGTCCTGTGTCGTTCCTTCCACGCTCACCGTAATGCGGTGTCGCATTGTGCCAAGTCGGAATTTTCGTTCAGGGCGGAAGGTCATGGATACGTTGCCCTCATTTTCTTTGCCACAAGTGCTTCATAGGCTCTTCGCTCGCCTGATGCCGCAATCATGTCGCGATCTTCAAATCGATTAGCCAAGCTCAGCTTAATTGCCATGCGGTCAAGTTCCGGACACGCGCGCGAATCGCTGCCGTATCCTGCCGTGTAAGTAATTTTGACCGCTTCGCTTCTGTCCTGAACAGATGGCCTGACGAACGTGTCAAGAAACCTTACTTCGTCTCCGTCCAAGTAATAGTTTGACGATGCGACTGTTTGCGTTGCACCTGCCGTGTCCACGTAGGTGACTGAAGAAATGGCGATTGCCGGTCTGACCGAAAGAACGACCGTTGACAGAAACTTCGGTAGTCGATGTTCCAGCGTTCGCGTGATCAATGCGATTGAGGTGTCTCGTTCCCATTCCTCGCGAGCAGCCGCAATCAGCGAAGCCACCTCCGTGTCGTGACTAACGTCGCTTGCCCCGATGCTGAGTTGAGCCTTGGCCTCTGCGATCGTCACTGGCTCGCTCGTTGGTGGTGTCACTACTCTGACAGTGCTCCGAATCTCCTGATCCTTCACTCTGGTCGTTTGGCTCGGATAGTAATCGAGCCACTCTGTTCCGTTGCAAAACATCGAAGACACCTCCGCCAATCACTTCCATCGGGAAACGAGCCCCAACGCGATAGCCTCGCCAGTCCTGAATTAATTCGACCTGCATGATTCGATCCATTCGTTCGGGTATGCGTGAACCGCCTCGTATGTTCGTGGCTCGACCATGACAACCATTTCTTCCAAGTGTCCTATTCGCGTCTGTGGGTCAAGGTAGACGGTGTTTCCAGCTTTCTCCCACTGCTTCCAAAACCAGATATCGTCATCGATTCGCAGGTCGCCCCACTCTCCGTTTTCGTCCGGCTGTGACCAAAACCACGGCTTCGGGACGTTCTTGAGCTTACGCAGGTCAATCACTGTCAGGCCGAAATGTGCTGTTGATACCTGCAGAGGTTCGCCTGTGACTTCTACTGACGACTTGCCCTTGATACTGACCAACATGGTTTTGTTGCCCCGCCGAATTTGCATCGATGCTAGTGCGTCAATGTGCGGATTTGACTCCAGCGTTTCGAGCAAACGCATAATGTCAGAATCCGTAAACAGCGAATCACCATCACAGATCACGGCAATATCACATTCCTTTTCAACGGCTTGCTGCAACATCCTTTGCATACACTGCCCATAGAACACGCCTTGCGAGTCCTGCAACGGTATTTTTGCCGCTACAAACGCGGCATCAATGTAATCTCGGCAAAGGCCGTTGATATAACGCGGCGATGTCATCATGCCGCACACTTTTACAGATTTTGAGGTCACTCGTTTGCTCCGGGTGTTTAGGGGTGATTAGCCAATTGCAACAAAATCAGCCTGTCCGGTCGTTCCGGATGGGCTCACGTCCAAAACAACATCAGCTACAGCACTGAGCGAAACCACACTGTTGGTTGTGTGTGTGCCCGGCGTTGCAAACAACCGGATATACCGCTTGCGTGTTCCATCGTTGTTAACGTGGAATTTTGCAACGCGACCTGCTGAAGTGGACAACGTGACAGACAACTGCATCGTGCTGGTGCTGATGTCCGTGAAATCGGTCGTGGTTGTTGTGTCTGATTCTTGAATCTTGACCACAACAGGAGCGGCATTTGTGTTGGCTGCCACTGAGGTTGTCAAAATGATCGTAGCAAAGTCCGCGTGTTTCATGTCTACGATTGTTCCAGCCACTGTTGCTGTCGCGGCAGCCGTCTGGCTTGACAATGCGATGACTGCACTTGTCGTCATGTTCGGTTTCATTTTTACACCTTATGCAAAATTGATTTGTGTGATTTCTGAAAGACCGGAACGCCAGCGAGCCAGCGTTCCGGCCGGGTCCACCCGGAGCGACGAGTGGCTCAATTATTAGCCCATTTGCAGAGCTACGATTGGACCGGCAACAGATGCCGTTCCGCGTTCATGCACGTTGATGTCAAAGCGTTCCGTTACTCGCAACGCCAAAGCGTCTTGGGCAAAGTAAACGGACTCATCAGCTCGCAGCGTGACCCCGCGACGAGTGCCCATCGTGGCAGCCATACTCAGGTCGCCAAAATAGGCAACCTTGACGGTCGTAGCTGCAGTTGATGGCATTGCGTTGATCAATCGGACTGGATAGCCCATGAACTGCAACTGAGAGCCGCCGGCAAGATCACTCACAGAGTTGCCGCCTGCCGCAAACTGCAGCCGGCCTGCTGTGGTGTGGTAAATGCTGTTGTGCATGTACCAAGCTGGCTGAATGCCCGGGAATCGCGGCAGCTTGGCGACGCACGCTTCAAAATGCGTGATGGTCAGAGTTGCGGCTGTGGTGATGCCTGTAGCAGTAGCAATCGAGCCAGCCGCAAGAGCACCATCCAACCCAACAATGCCACCATAGGTGCTGGTGCCATCGCCAAGGAAGCCGCACTGGTCCTCTTTGACCGCAAGAGCATAAGCAAACTCGCGAGCGTAGAAGTCAGCCACAGCGATAATTGCGTCTTCGTTCAATTCGCTGGAAAACTGAGTCATCGCTGCCAGTTTTTTCGCTTCCAACCGAACCTGATCCATTGCCGCATCGGATGCTGTGATTGTGTCATTCTGGCCGACAAAATAGGTTGTGAACCCACTCACGCGGCGAGGAATCAACGACACATCAGACGACATTGGCCAGTTTCGAGCGTACTGGCGAAACTGCCCGTACTCTTCCTTCAGGTCAACCATTGCATTTTCAAGCACCTCCGGAACGAGATAACCGCCTTTGCCGTTATCGTCGCTGGAGCCAGCCATCTGAATGCCATGATCTTTGAGCCACATTTTTGACGGCTCGTGCTTGTTAATTGCCGCCATCAAAAAGCGGCCTGCAGTATAGGCGTTTGCCTCTGCATCCGGCCCTTTGAAATGCTTTACGCTGCCATGACGCTTGGCAGTTGCTGGCACCTTAACGCGAGGCAACTCAGATGACTCTGGCCCCTTGCTTGACTGACCGGTCACTGGGATGCTGCCGATAGAGCGAACACGGGCTGCTGAGTTTGCTTCGACGCGAGCAGCTCTTTTTTCGTCGGCGTACAGTTTCTGCAAAACGCCGGGCTTGTCGTCCGTGCCCTGAATGCGATCGACTTCTGCCGCTTCTTCTGGCGTAAAGTCGCGACTCTCGTCTTTTGCAAGAGCAACGATGGCATCTACTTTTGCTAGTTCTTCGTCGATCTGTTCCCGAATTACCTTGAGACTCCAAATCATTTTTACAGTTCCTTGAATCGGTGTGATGCCGACTCAGGCCATAAAAAAAGCGGCGCAAAAAGTCGGCGAAATGTTTTCGCTTTGACTTTTCCGGCCGCTAACGAGTTGCTCAGAAAGATTGTGTTCGGTGCGGGATTTCTCCCCGCGTGAGTGCATCTAAGCAGATGTGCTCTTAGTTGTCAATTATTTTTTTACTAACGGCTGAACATCGCCTTGATCTGCTGCAATCGGATTTCGCGCGATGCAATCGTTGCTGGCGTCCGACTTCCTGCCGTTGGCTCGTTGGTCTTTTCGCCTTCCGGCTTGCTGCCATACATCGCCTTTGCAAACTTCGGAGCGTCAACGACAATATCTCCGACCTCTGTCGCAAACCCGGCCGCAACTGCTTCCTGTGCCGTGTACCATGTTTCTGAATCTAGAATCGCCATTATCTTCTTGCGGTCCTTTTTTGTCCGGTCCATGTAGGCGTCGAGAATGGAATCTCGGTATTTGTCCAGAACGTCAGCGGTCTTTCGCAACTCAGCGGCGCTACCCATCGCCATTGTCCACGGATTATGAACCATCATCATGGCATTTTTTGCCATAACGACGCGATCTCCAGCCATCGCAATGTAACTGGCAATCGAATACGCCGACGAATCGACGACAACATCGACACCGCCCTGATGCCGCTTAAGTGCGTTAAAAATTGCTCGCCCTTCGTCCACGCTTCCGCCGGGGGATGAAATCCGAAGCGTCACTTTGCGGCCTGACATCTTCGCAAGGTCTGGGAGTACTGTGGCCGCATCGATCATTCCCCAAAACGAGGAACCAATTGCATCGTAAAGAAAGATTTCGCCGGTTTCCAAATCAGACTGGTACATGCTTTGTAACCTTTTCGACTAAGGAGTCATGAACGAAAATTGAGTTGACTCGTGTCGTCCCGAGTCGCGTGTAATTGAAATCACAAGCAATCGAATAAATGGTTTCGGCGTTGTCTTGAATCTTGAAGCCTCCATCGATCTCAATGCCTAGCAGCCACGCTGGAACACGCCCTACATCATCCGTATTTGCAGGATGACATTTGTCGAAGTGTTCCACCATCAGCATTCTCGGTTTGTGATACGTCAAAATCTGCTCCATGATGACGCGGTCGATGCTGTCAACGTCAATCACGCACAGCATTAAGTTGTCACCAAGGTGGCAACTCGTGTTTAGGACGAATGCTGCGCGAAGATTCGCTTTTGGAAACTTTTCGTGAAGTTTTTCAAGGGACTCTGAATCTCTTTCAAACAGCACGCAATCAAGCCCGTAATTGTAAAACGGCTCGATCGTCAACGGCAGTCCTTCTCCGTCGCCAGCCCCGACCTCAACGCACTGGCCCGGCTGGTTAATTAGGTTCGCCAACGCAACTAAAATTCCCTGTTCACCGAATTGCCAACCGCCTGACGTTTTTGTCAGCCACTCGAACTCAGGCCGATCGGCCACGAATCCTTCCGTCATACTGTCGCTCCAAGTATGTAATCTGCCAAATCCTCAACCCGCTCGCCCCACGATGCCGTGAGTTCCCCAACTGCGTCTGGGAGTGCCTTTGCTGCCGTCTTGCTCATGACTTCAATCAAGGCATCCTGTGAGATTCGGCAGTGCTCAGCGGCCGCGTATGGCGTTCCTCCGAGTTGTTCGCAAACATCTCCCAGCGTGTGTTGCCATTTTGCGTAAAACTTTTCAACCGACTGAATCGGCGTTTTTGTTTTGACCGCTGCTGCCACTCGCTGCTGCTCAATAGCCAGCAAAGGACGTAGCCGAGAGACTACGGCCATTCGTTGCACTGCTTCTGTTTCTGGATCGTCCTCCGGCTCAGGATCTTCTGGAACGTCCGGCGAATCCTCTTCCATTGGTGCCGTCACTGTGATTGCTGGATTCTGATATTCATCCCCGCCGTCATAGGGATTCATGTCCAGTTTTTCGCGTGCCTCATTCGGGCTGATCACCGTTGCCGCAATTAGCTTCGTCAGGTATTCGGCCTGTTTCAGCGGGTCCATTCTCATAAGTGCGTTTGTGTTGAACTTGAAATAGTGCGTTTCGCTCGTCAACTGGCGTTCCGTCAGCAGTGATCGATTGCACGCAGCTTCAATGTGGACCAACCATCGGTTGAGGCAGTTCGTCAGGTATGCCAAATGCTTTTCTGCGAGACTGTTGTAAGACACGCTTGAATCGTCGCCAAGAATCTCTTCCAAGCAGAACCACATCGCAGCCTCTTGCCGCTGAAATAGCCGTTGCTCAATCCACTGCGAATCCTTGCCGCTCATGGAAACCATGTTTGCCTTGATACCTTCGCGAAGCATCGCCGTTTTGCCAGTGTTCTCTGCCCCGTCGTGAGCTTCGCGAAACATAGATAAGAATTTCTTTGCTTCCTCTTCATTACGGAACATTCCGCCAGGAGCTTCAAGAATTAGAGATCCGCTGAATCCCTTTTTGGCAAGGTTTCGAACTTGATCCTCTGCCGATAATCCAGCGTCAAGACTGTTGCTCATGACCGCAGACGCATTTAATCCAGCAAGGCCATTAAAGCTCAGGCCATGCACAAAAAACACATCTTCATCCGGAAACCAAACCGTTTGACTATCCTCGGTCACTCCGAGTTTTGCCGCCAATGGCTCGTGCTTACACAAAACAGTGCCGTGCCATCGCTTGCCCTCGAACCATTCGCTGCTTGAGCGGTCTGGCAACATTGGCCACAACGCAACTGGCCGTCCGCCTTCGCGCTCAACAACGCATCGCCAGTTGCCGTACAACAGAAGGCTTGGTGCTCCGAACATTTTCCACTCTGGAGCAGTCTGGTAGTCGTTTGGTCGCGTGTGTACGATCTTATGCCCGGCATGAGATCGCTCAATGCTGCTGCCGCGTTCCAGTCTGCGATGGCAGTTAATGGGCAATTGCGAAAAGTGCCCGGCAATTTTGTTTACTGCATACCAAACTGGTGCATATTCAATAGCCCTGCGTGGCGTTAACTTAGCAGTGCCAAACTCCGGCGAAGTGCCGAAAAAAGCACCCAAACCTGAGCCAACTCGTGTGATAAAACGTCGAAACAGTTCCATATTTGGGCCTTCAAACGATGAATAAAGAACCTGTCGGACGCGATGGAGCCAGCATGGCCAATCTAATGCCCATCACCAAAGCCACGGCAGCGTCGATCTTCTCGCTCGAATTCCGCTTATCTGGCATCATTTTACCTTGTGCGTTGCTGGTTGTCATCATGTTTAAAGCACACCAACGCAGGATGTTGTCGGACTTTTCTGGCACGAACCTATTTTCTCTAATTGCTGCGGACAGTTCCTGCATGGGTTCGTGGAACTGAAAGCAGTTCTGAGGCATTTTAATAACCTCTAAACCTGCCTGTGATAGCTCATCGCCAAGTTGTGCAGCGTTGTACGGGTCATATGCGACCGCCCGAACGCCTAGCTCTTCTGCCACTTGTAGAAAGTCATCTCGCAGTGCGGCTACCACGTAACGAGAAACGGTCAGTTCACCTCCAGCGACCCAACCGGCCCACGGCTGCTTTTTCAAATCGCGTTTTGTTTCATCGACGATGAATGATCGCGTGAAAGCCTCATAACGCCATATGATTTTGCCTTCCTCATCTTCATCGATTGGAAACCGAGCGACCACAGCAAACGATGCAAGGTCATCACGGCCGCCGAGGTCAATTCCTGCAGTGATCGCGTCCGCATGTCGCCAGGATGAAAGCGTCTCTGCCATGTCGTCCCACTCGGCAGGCAGAATAAATCGCTCGTACGCTGAAACCTTGCGATTGCAGTGATACCTGGTAAATCTATTCAGTTCTACAGGTGATGTTTTGGCTTTTGTTGCTGCCTCTCGCAGTGACTCAAGACCAATTGAGACATTGATATTCGGGTTTGCCTTTGGCCACAACGACTCATTCAGAGCATCGTCGTTTTCATCGAGTTCAAAAATGTACGAAAAGTATGACTCGTCAACGAACTCCCCACGAACAACACCTGTTGCGTAGTCGTAATCTTCCTGCCACAACTGGCTTGTGTCATCTCCGGCCGTCGTAAAGTCCCCGATTAATGGCTGCGAGCGGTTCCCAGATCCAGTCATCATCGTATCGTAGAACTTCCGGTGATGCTCTCTCCATGCGTGCTTCTCGTCCATCAACACCATATGAGGATTCAAGCCGTCAAACGGTTTGTCACTTCCGATGCAATGGATATAGCCCTTGTTGTGATTGAACGTGATCTGCTTGTTGATCGGTGTCGAAAGAGCCTTGACGTGTTCCGACTGGCCCCGCATTCGCTCAATCTCGGCATACATCACTTTCTGAACCTGCTCCTTTTTGGTGGCACAAAGTACAACTTCTGCCACATCTTCTGGCCGCCCGGTGAATGGATTTACGTCTGACATCGCTCCAAGTAGTGCGATCCCAGCTCCGAGCGTTGATTTGCCGTTCTTGCGTGCCATCGTCCAAAAAAATCTGCGGAAGCGTCTTGTGCGGTCTTCACATCGCTTCCAGCCAAAGATATTCCACACGCCAAACAACTGCCACGGCTCCAGTTCAAACGGTTTTCCGGAACATTTGCCGATTGAGTGCTTTAGGATTTCAGGAAAGAAGTCGCAGCAGGCCGACGCCACATCGAGGGAAAAGTAATACGGAAACTCTGGGCTGTTCTGCCGCTCAAGATCGTCCACATATCGCTGCACTGCTGCCCGATGCGAAACACACGACACAATGCGACCGCTCAGCACGTCTTTCACGTACTTATCAACGGCTTTATGTGTGTCGCTTTTACGCTTCATCCTCGCCCCATTCTTGCCATGATTTTGGCGAACGGATCTTCCTTTTTGTCATCCAGCTTTAGACTAGTCAACTTCTGCCGACTGGCTGGCGTCAGGCCCAATTCCGGAAGCAGCTTATTGAGTTGCTCGCGAAACTTATTCATCTCAGACACGTAGGCGTTTCGCGTTATTGTTCGGTTGCCATCTTTGTCAAAGCCTTCAATTGCGAGTCCGGTCTCAGCAACTTTTTCGCGGGCTTCCATCCATTTCGCATAGGTCGTGCAATATGCCACGAGCACTTCGCGAGTATCAGATGACAACACGCCGTTCGCTTTAAGGTCTACACTAAGCTCGCTCCACTTTTGTGTTTCCACCTCGCCGAACCAGTCAGGCATTTCTGGCGATAGTCCATCTGCTTTTGGCGCAGACTTGTTTTGCCGCTTTGGATTTTTCCGGAATGCCCCTGTTGCGTGCTTGACTTCTGCTGCCAGTGGTTTTCGTCCTCGTGCCATTTCCTAAAACCTCAATTTTGTGGAGATATGCGTGTGGG